TTAGTGGCATTCTTAGTGGCATTTTTGATCTTATTTGACATCTTCTAAAACCCCATTGATAGCATTCAAAGTGGCATTACTAGTGACATCATCAGTGGCCTTCCAAGTGGCATTACTAGTGGCATTCTTAGTGGCATTACTAGTGGCATTATCAGTGGCCTTCCAAGTGGCATTCAAAGTGGCATTACTAGTGACATCATCAGTGGCCTTCCAAGTGGCATTACTAGTGGCATTATAAGTGGCATTCCTAGTGGCATTTTTGATCTTATTTGACATCTTCTAAAACCTCATTGATAGCATTCCTAGTGGCATAATCAATTTCAATCAAAATATCATCCCTAGTGATATTTTCAACATTATTTGTCATCTTCGTCCTCTCAAAGCAAATTGGTCTCCACTATAGCATAGGGAGACCAATAAGTCAATCTAAATTTTTATTAACAAAATCAATCAGTTACAGATTGATTCCAGGCTTTGTTGTTCTGTTCGTTGGAACGTATGTACGAACACAGTTTGATAGAACATCAATGCCATTTGACGTACCAGTCAGATTAACTTCTGCATTAGAAATAGTTCCTGGCATAACGATAATCAACTTCTGTGCACTAACAAAATCTGGCAGAAATCTATCAGCCATCAAACCACGAAAGCGAATTGTATTCTTATTCAATAGTTCAAATGTTGCTGAACCACCAGAGATCGTATTACCAGATTGAAAATTTAGTCTTGCGTTTGCACGTGTATTTGGTGGATCATTAATATTCCATGAATTATTTACCATAAGAATATAAAGTTCACCATCAGCAAAATCTTTGATTAATTCAAATGATGAGCCATCATGCCATACCATTACAAGCTTACAAACAGGATGTAGTGTTTCAGTGCCATTATCACCAACAACTTGCCAATTTCCTCTTAGATTTGGTGCTGAAAAAAATAGTTGTTGTGCAAGTGCTGTTGTTGTAAAAAACAAACTTGCCAGTAATGCATATACGATCTTCATATTATTTCCTTTCTCAATTCATAGATTTCTTTTTTTGTGTCTCAAGCATTTTAATAATCGTTGTACTCATTCTTGGATCAAAGTGTTCGTCTAACTCTTGAATTGCCATTACAAATGCTGCGGTGACAATTGCAAAATCTGACATGTTAGAAGGATCATGAGTATCAACTTCTGATTCTTTAATGTAAGTTTGCATATTCGTCAATACAGACTTAAGCAAATCTCTATTCATGGTAAGAACAGTGTTTGCAATAATTTCTTTACTATTTGGCACAATTTAGATCCTTTTGATTGTCACTTTAGTTAGACCAGACTTTACCATAGCAATTTGTTGTGCAGCAGCTAAAGATAGATCAATGATGCGGCCACGAACAAAAGGACCTCGATCATTAATTGTTACTGTTACTGTTGCTCCATTCCGCATGTTTGTTACTATAACTTTAGAACCACAAGGATATGTTCTATGTGCTGCTGTTAGTGCTCTAGGATTAAATCGACCACCACATGCAACTGCTTGTGGCTGCCAGTAATATGATGCAATTCCTGTATTACCACCAGTATCATAAGTTACAGTTTTTTGTCGAGTATTCTTTTTCTTAGTTGTTTTTTGTTTGTATGTAACAGTATTCTGATCAAAACAGGGAAAACAATCTGCTTTAGCTGTGTCTGTCAAATTAGCAATAGTTATGATAAAAGCAAGCATAATAATCATAATTGTTTCTAAACATCTTATCATAATCAAATTCCTTTAAATGATAATTGACACCAGTCTTTCTTCTTACCCTTACCAAAATAAGGTACTGCATAGTTCTGGGTAACTAATTTCTTACTCAACGGAATACCATCAATAATAAGATCACCTAGAACACGACCACCATACTTATCCCATGACTTGAGTTGGACGAGAACATTCTTTGCATATCTCAATTCAAGTTCAACAAACAACTTAGCTTGTTGAGATAGTTTATCTTCATAATCACACTTAGCCCTCTTGCCTTTTTCTGGAGTATCAATACCATGAATACGAATTAAAATAGTCTGACGTAGTTCCTTAGGTAAAAACGGTGCTTCAATTTGAACGGTATCACCATCAACTACTCTTAGGACCTTGAATGAATATAGTTCTGCTTTAGCAAATGATGATGAAAATAATGTTATTAGTAGAAATAATAAAAATCTCATGATATGACTCCTTTATTGCCAATGTCTTCTATATGGATGATGATAGTATGGAGAAGGTGCTGGCATTGGCTCATAATAACGATAACGCAATGGTGGAGGATATGCTGGATGTGGTACATGATGATAATGGTGGTGGTAACGTTCATGACGACGGTGTTGTGATGCAATAGCAGCACCAGCAATAATAGCAGCTGCTCCTAGAGCAATTGCAGCTGCTTCAGGTCACTTACTTGTGCTGTAGCTGATTCAGTAAAAAGCATAGAGATCGCAGTGATGCCGGCGATTAGTGTAGTCTTGATGTTCATTTTCAACTCCTATGTTAGGATGATAATATATTTATAGAATGGAATAGGACTGATTGTCAAGTGTAAAATATACGTCTTTGATATCAAACGTATTAATACACTTAAAACAACCAGAACAAGGTTTTGCTGTTCCAAATATCATATTAGACTTATCTGCTGCTTCATATTTTACTCGGCAAATATACAGTGTACATCTATTCAGTTTATCAACATTGATATACTTCAATGCATTTTTGATAGCTGATGTTTCTGCATGAAGATATACAGCATCTTTATTTTTACCATATCTTGCTTGAAACGGATGTGATTTCATAATATTAGTACCGAAAGACACTATGTCGTTTTTATAGACGACACATGCAGCAAGTCTGGCACTTTTGACGGGAGATAGATCGAAAGCTATTTTAGATAGGATGTTTAGATACTTTGAATGTTTATCGCCCCTAGCAATTTCAGATGCTAGAGGCATTCTCGGGTAATTAATTATCGTTGCTGACATAGTTTCACATAGTCCATATAGAGTTTGTAGAGGATTTCTTCTGCACTACTAGCTTCTATTTCCCACGGTAAGTTTTCATAATCAGAAAGCTCAACTGTAACTTTCTTTCCTAACCATCGGAAATTTTTAGTATCATGACATAAAAACTCACGTCTAGCATATTGCTTTACATGTACAGCTTCATGTAATATTGTAATGATTTGATTTCTCTTACTTGCTGTACAATTAAGTAGTATTTCAAACTCTCTATAATTGCGATTATAGTAATCTGTAGGTCCACAGTAACCCCATTCGTGTTTCTTAAACTTACTGTTTATTACTGTAATACTAATGTTATTACATAGTCTCTTTCCAAGAAGAATATCACACACAAAATTCAATACATGCTTAATATCTTTCTTAGACAACTTATCATTTTTTCCTAGTACAGATATTTTCATGTTCTTCTCCATCCTGATAAACTATAGCATATCATAGGGTGGAACACAAACACTATTATTGCATGACAGGTATGCAGTTATTGCATACCTCAAAGTTCTTCAAACTTATTATTTATGTCAATATACGAATTTACTTTTCTCAAAACAAATTCAGGAGTAAAACCGTCAAAAGCGCCACCTTTATCTAAGAGCTTTTTCTTCTTATTAGCTTCACTTTCAATAAGGAAAAAATCCAATACTTGTTCTGTATAGTTTTCGAAAACACAGTAATAAGTGTTATTATCATGATCAACGGTATGTATTGTATGTTTTTCCATATCAAAACTCCATTTTTGCTTTTATAAGAATAATATTATTATGATCTATTTTTACGTTTTTTTCTTCAGTGTGTGCTACATCTTTAGAGATTTGAACTTGTTCTTGGTAATATTATTGGCGAATTGCTGTCCAGAATCTTCGATATCAACTTGTGCTGATTTTTCAACGTCGAAAAGCTTCATCTTACTCCTGTCAATACCTATAACAAATCTTTTGTTCTGTGATGGATCATTATAACGATTCTTCAATTGCTTTACCATAATCTGACCTAGCTTTTCCAAATCTTCAGTAGATATCAAAGCAAACATAAAATCTGCTGTTGCTGGAAGACCAAATGATTCTGATGTATTCGTCAAATCAACATCTGAATTATCATATCCTGCTCTATTAGTTTGTGTTGCACTGAATACTGGAACATTGAATTCTACAGCTAATCCTCTTAGTTCTTCAGCAATAGATTTAACATATGTATAAGAATTGACTTGTGATCCTTGTTTGATTCTAGCAGATGTACAGATGTTTAGATAATCAACAAAGATGATATCAGGCTTGAATGACTTCTTGAGAAATAATTCATTCAATAAAGACTTAAAGTGTATTGTTGACGCTGATGCTGTTGGATACTCCTTAATGATTAGCTTACCATTTGTTTTCTTTTTGATTATATCTGCTTTTCTCATATACATATGTTCAGATAGATTCATTAGGTCTTCAAAAGATGTATTCATAAGATTAGCATCGATACGCTTAGCCACTTCTTCTTCAGCAAGTTCTAGTGTAATATACAGAACATTCTTACCCATATTCATACAGGAAGCAGCAACATGACACATAAACAGAGATTTACCACCACCTGTTGCACCCATGCAGATATTTAATGTTTTTTTTGGAACACCATTTCTAGTGATCTTATTGAAGAAATCAAGATCAAAAGGTATCTTTTCTTCTACTCTATGATAATACTCAAATCGTTCTTTATATTGTTCTGTGTAATCATGGCCGATATTAGGATCAAAACTTACAGATAGAGCATCAGATAATAGTTGTGGAATTGCACCTTTTGATTGTTGTGTTTTCTTGTTGTTCATGATGTCAATAGACTTCATGATTGCAATATAGATTGCTTTTTCCTGACAGAATTCTTCAGTAGAATTAATCAGCCAATCTATATTTGTTTGTTCGTCATCAAACTTCAATAGATTTGTTTTGATACTAGTTACTGTTTCTTCACCAATGTTCTCTCGTGAATTGATTTCAACATTCAACAAATCTATTGATGGATTAGTATTATACTTGATAATGAAATCACGAACGATTTGAAATAGTGTTTTGCTGTCATCAGAAAGAAAATACTCTTCCTTCAAAAAAGGAAGAGTCTTTCTAGTGTATTCTTCATTGACTATTAGATTCTTGAGTATCAGCTTTTCTATGTTCATCATTTGTGCCATTTTTTTCTAAATCGTCTACAGCTTCTAAAATCAATGTATTAAGAATCAGTCCAATATGTTTGGTAAATCGTTCATCTTTACGTATAGATGTTTCTGTATGTTCACCCATTTCATATAGTTCATAATCAAAAAACATTGTAGCAGTATCGTTAGTATTTTCCTTAACAGACATTTGTGTGTATCTATATACTACATCTTTATATGGTCCTGTCAAGAGTTTTATTGCTATAGTGTCCGTTTTCATTGAATCATTGAACATAAAATCTTCACCTAAAATCATGCTGCATTCTCCACCATTACATTTGATTTACCATACAAAAATTCATCTTTACACTTCTCATCAATTTGATTCAGTACATCCTGTGTAAAATACTTTTCAGGATTCTTCAAAATAACAGATTCAAATACTTTGCTTCCATCAGGCATTTCATATCTGGTAGAAACCTTCTTGAAGATGCCAAACTTTTCTGCTAGTTCAAGTAATCCATAATAAGGATCAAGACCTTCAGAATACTCTAATAGTGTTTCAACTTTCTTATTTTCGATTGTGAATCTTGCTTTCTTGAGAACAGCAGTAACAATAGCTCCTGTCACTTCATTATCAGTCTTATCCTTTTTCTTAGATAAGAAGATAACAGTAGATGCTGCATATGCTAATCCTTGTCCACCGGACATTTCTTTTTGTGGAATATATGAACCGATAGTTTGAAATACATGATTTGTTACAATTAAAGGAACATTTGCTTTACCCAGTTTCAAGGTCAAAACACGAAATGTGCCACGAATAAGCTGTGCTCTTGACATGTCTCTTGTTTCTTTTCCTTCTGACATATCTTCTATTTCTTTTGTAGTAGAAAGATTGCCTAGAGAATCAAGAATAAATATCATAGGAGGAACATCTTTTATCTCCACATATCTATCGAGAATCTTAATTGCTTGTGTTCTGAATTCTTGGACAGTTGCAACAGGTAGAACACCGATTCGTTTAACATCAATATTTCTATCTGTTAACATTTGCTTTGAAATTGCCGATTCGGATTCAAAGTAATATACGAATGCTTTGGGATCAGTCTTTTGAAATTCACGAACAATATTGAGGGCAAAGAATGTTTTACCTGTGGATGGTTCACCTGCAAAACATGTGATTTTATTTGAAGGAATACCACCATAAATAGAACCAGAAAGTAAAGCATTGAGGCTATAACTTCCTGTACTTATGTAACCTTTAACATCTCCGGCTTCAATTCCTTCATCAGCAATAGCAGAATATTCGTTACCTGTCTCTTTTAATAGAGTTGAAAAAATATCTTCCATAAGTTTTTCCTTATGCGTTGAACACCAATATCGTTATTATTTGTATTTGTATTTACGTTTTCTTCTTGGTTTGTATTCAGAAAATTCCAGATAGAATTCATCGTCTTTATTTCTAATAGTATGATTGAATGCTAATAACAGCATTACTGCTAATGGATCAAATACCATGATAAGTAACAGTATAACATAACGAACAGAAGTGTCAAGTGTTTTTTCATCAGAAACACCATATATTAATTCTGCAATATACTTTAATGGACCAACCTCTGCTTCCATTTTTTTGAATTCAGCGAGATATTTTAACTTTTCTGTATTCAATACATTTAATTCAATAATCAGCTTATTCTTATCAAAAACAAGAGATAGTCTTGTTTTTCTTTGTTTGTCAGCAGCTGCAAGAGAACTTTTTGCTTGATTAGATGCAATCATTTTATTTAAAGCATCATCAATAACAGATATTTGCTTATCAAGATCATTTATGCTATCTTGTTTGATCTTGACGTTGTTATCAATGATTTTGATTTGAGACGATACACCTGTCTCAAGTTTGAGTTTCTGTTCAATATGTGCTTTTGATAAAAAACCAAATATACCCAATGATGTTATCAGCATGAGAACTGCAATGGCAAAAAGCATATATGATTTGATCAACTTATTTGAATCATCCCAGTTATGATAAAGCCATGATATTGATACTAATTTACCGACTTCTAATACAGTTCCCATAATAACAACAGACCAAAAAGCACCCTCAAATAATGTTGCTAGTCCTATTATTGAATAGTATCCTGCAACAACTGATAATGATATTCCTGTCAAGAATAAAATTCCTGTCAACATATATTGTTTCATTTTCTCCTTATTGAATGAAAAGAAAGAGACAACATTTCTGTCATCTCTTTCATGATTATACTAATAACTATATCTATTACTTTACTTGATTTTCTTTCAACAAAACCATGTTTCTAACATTGTTAGTTAGTTCTGTCAATTCATTTTTAGGTAGAGCGACCAGACCTTTACGAGTTAGATATCCACTATCACCAATTGCTCTTACTGATACGTACTCTTCTGCAAACTCACGAAGACCTACAACCACAACAATATGTTGCTTCTTGATGTATACAAATAGTGGTCGTGCACCTTTATACTTACCAGAAGAAATATTATCAAATGTTGGATCGGTACCATCAATAGCAACACCACGAAGTGTAGCTGTATTCTCGTCTAAGAATGAGAAACCAAAGATACCAAAAGCGTTACGATTTGTCTGTAACTTTTGAACAATCACATTATCATTTTCACCCGCTTCTACGTATGCACCATCTTTCCGTAAAGACTTCCAAGATGTTTCAAATGCTTTTGGATTAGACATCTTCAGTTCTTTTAGAACAACTTCTGCTCCTGGTTCCATGAATAGTTCATGGAATGAATCACGAGTACCAGAAGTAGGTGGTGGACCTAGAACTTCAATTTTAACATTTGGCAGTGACTTATCAATGTCTGACCAGTTTCTATATGGATTTGGAATCAGATTACCAGACTTATCTGGTACCTTTTCTGCTAGTGCAAGAAATAATTGTGTCACAGTCAGTCGAATATTTGGACCGTTTTTTTCTTGTGCAAGAGAGAGACCATCAAAACCAATCTTGATTTCAACAATTTCTGTTACACCGTTATTCCGACAAAGGTCAAACTCACCCTTCTTGATAGCACGAGAAGCATTGCTCACATCTGGATGTGATGTTCCAATACCACCACAGAAGATTTTGAACCCACCACCAGTACCTGTAGATTCAACGATTGGTGTTCTAAACTTCTTCGAACGACCAAAGTTTTCTGCTACTGTTGTTGTGAATGGATATACTGTAGATGAACCGACAATTCGAATTTGATCACGTGCTTGTGCAAATGCTGATGTTGAAATTACTGCTGAAAGCATTAGTGTATAAAGATACTTCATGTGAACTCCATTGTTAAGTGAAAATATGGTTGTCCTATCGGGGCATGATCCCGAATCTAGCGCTTATAAGGCGCTTGCTCTAACCATTTGAGCTATAGGACATTAAACTTATTTGATATATTTGGTAAGGGAAGTGGGACTCGAACCCACAAACGACGGACATTTTAAGTGTCCCGGCGATACCATTTAGCCTATTCCCTCAAAGTTTACTACCTCTATCTATTGGGCTAAGTGGGCAATTCATACTAACTAATATAACAGGTTGGCAGTGTGATGTCAAGAGATTTCTTCTCTGCTTTCTGAAAAATATTGAGAACATCTAATGTGGTAAGATTACCTGTCTCAATGAGAATATTAATAACATCATTTGGGTACATTGTCAAGTTCTTTTTCTTCCACTTGTAAATTTCTTCAACAAACTTAATCGTCTGCTCGTTTGTCTGAATGTAATAATCTTCACAAAATAATTCTGAATTCATTTGATGCTCCTATGAGAAAAATGCCTCTAGAGTATTAACTTGTTCGGTCTTCCATCCAATACTGTCTAACAATTTCTTGAGTGGTTCAAGAAAAGATTTCTCAAACTGTGTATTATAGTCAATATACTTATTCAGATCAAAATCAGACGGCAGCATCTGATGAAAAGATATGACATTACTTTGAATATTATTTGGTTCTTTTAGATAGATAAACTTAATCTTCTCACCTTCCATAATCATTGGATATTTCTTCTGCAACTTATGTTTCTTTATCTTAATGTTATATAGTATTGATCCACGAACGTGAATAGGACATCCCTTGTTTGGCATTCCTGATCTCGCACCAGTATCAATAGTATATTTTCCAATACCATTGACACCACGAGGAAAGGCAATGTCAGAAACAGGAAGTATCTTAAACTCTTCACGAAACTTTTCAATGAATTCGATAACATCACTTTCTGTTTTTGATAGAATAATATCTAGTCCTTCTTTCAGTTTAATACGACATGCAGAAGGTGTAGATGATTTAATGATATCAAGACCCATAATTTTCTTTTGTGGAGTCTTATATGATACACCTTCATTGTTATATACATTCAACACATAATGTTTCTTGGCTGTCCAGATACCTTTGTCAGCCAACACTTCACGTTTCATTATCATTTTTTGTGAGTAGGCATTAGTATATCTAGCAAGTTCATCATAGCATTTGTCAATAAACGGTTGAATCTTATTCTCACAGACCTTATCAATGAAGTCGATAATCTGTTGGACATCAAGAGTTTTGCTCTTTTCTCCAAGAGTTTGGTACACCAATTCATCAAGAACAAGATAAATCGAGTCCGTATCTGATGCAATTACGTAATCCTTATCCTTTGTTGATAGTATTTTATTTAGATAATTATTGAGTTTGTTTTCAATCCAGCGAATAGCAAGTTGTCCAGAAGTTGTAATTGCAGAGGCTTGACGCACATCAAAAAAGCGGAAGTATTCGTTGCCAAGTGCACCGTAGGCAGAATTTAAAGAAACCTTCTTGACAAGTTGCAGATTATTATATCTAGCAATAGTCTTTTCTATTTCTTTTTTCTTATTTTGATCTGTCTCTGTCTCTAACAATTTCTTTGCTTTGATTGCTTCTTTCTTATACTTTGCACGATCATTATACATCTCTTCCATGATCTTACTCAGAAATCCTTGCTCACTCGTTCTGAACAATTGACCATTAGGTGTCAGTGTATAATCATTCAAAAGAGACGTATCAACTTCTTTGTTCAACATCGTGTCAATCGATATTTTCTGTGCTAGTAATTTTCTCTGATCAGAAGTATAGTTTTCTGGTTCAATGATTGTATCTGGTGATATGTTGAATTGTTGAATAAGCATAGGATATAGACTGGTCAAATCAAAAGACGCAACCCATCTGTGCATACCAAGTTGTGGTTCTTTTACATATGCACCTATATACTTCTCATTCTTTTTCTGAATTTTAGAGGGTGGAACAATAATATGATTATCCATCAGTTTATTTGTGATAATAACATCCCACATTCTGACTTGTGTAAACACGTCATCATAGTTACACTTATTGTCATATGCCAGTGTAAGCACAAGATCAATGATCTTATGTTTGGCATCAAGTTTCTCTACAAGTTCAACATCTTTAATATTGTAAGTAATGAAAAGTTGATAGTTCTCTTTATAAAGTGTATGCAGGCTGCCATACTCTTCGTAAGACAACTTACGTTCACCAAGATCAGCATGACAAATTGCATCAAGCTTATATGATTCTTGTGATGCACCGCCAGGAACAAATTTCTTGTAAAGCTCAATATAATCCAGAACAGATATACCAAGAGGTGTGAAAGAAACTTGATCACGACCCATGATAAAGACTTTTCTTTCAGATAGAATATTCCATGGTGAAAGTCTTTTGACAAAAGATTCACCAAGAACATTCTTAATTCTGTTGACAATATATGGAATATCAAAGAACTTCACGTTCCATCCAGTTATGATATCTGGATAGTCTGAAGTCCAATCGTCAATGAATCTTTTAATTAGATCGATTTCATCAAAACACTTGATATACTTCACATCTGTTCGATTATTCTCAAACTCACCACATCCATATACAATGAACTTATTGTTCATCTTATATGTGATAGCAGTAATTGGTTCAGAAGCTGTTTCTGGATGTGGAAAGCCATTCTCAGAACCAACCTCAATGTCGATATTACAGACATTGATTAGTGATTTATCCCAATGAATTTCTTTAGAAGAGTTTTCATAGATGAATGAGTATTCAAATCTTTTATTACCATAGATATGAAAGTTTTCAACGTCTTCATATTTCTTGATGAAGTCACGGCAATCACGAATGTTGCCAGGATTTACAGGAGACACGAAATCTCCTGTAACTGTTTTATATTGTGTTGGCTTATTGGAGGGAACATATATTGTGGGATTATAATCAATTTTACGTCTGAATTTACGACCGTTTTCTACACCAATGTACAGAATACTATTACCGTAACATTGTACATTGGTATAAAATGTATGTGTCATGTTTTCTATCCTGGTAGAATGATGTTACTTGTTTTATGAGTTATGATACCACCAAACGTGGCATTATATTGGTTGATGAATTCTTTGACTGGATTCATTATACACAATATATGGTTTAAGTCAAGCTCAAAATTCTTATCATCTGAGAATTCCATCCACGGCGCAAATCCGACTGTGGGTGTTTGTGGATTCGACTTAGATGGAATAACCATCACTCTAAGTGGATTCTTCATAACAATCTTATTTGTATCTTTATGGTCAGTGATCAGTTCGGCAATAAGCTCCTCACCTGACAATAATCTTATTAGTTTAACATTTAGAGCCATTATTCAATCTCCATAATAAAATCGTATACACCAATTGTAATCCATCTTTCAGGAATCAGTGTTACACTTGTTCCTGTTTCATTTTTATATGTGTAAGAGTTTTCATGATCAATAACTCTTGCAATCTTTTCCCAATGTCCATCAAAGTTTCTTTGAACGAGCTGTGTTTCTATAATTTCCATCAATTACATCCTTTCAATAATTTCTTTAATTAAATTATATTCTTCAGTAACATGAATATATTGATCATTACCAAAATCTATGCTTGTGTAATTCTTCTTATTAAATGTAGATTTATGTGTATTTCGAACTGTGAATACTTTATTCATATTGATCAGAATTTTTTTGGTTGTGTGATAATCTGTCAGTTCAATAAACTTCATTAACATATCTCCTTTTAGGTAAGAATGATGCTGCAGGATTTTCTACTTCAAGCAGATTAAAAACATTGTATATCTTTACATCATTCAATGAACATAACCACTGTTCATCTCTGAACCGATCAGGTGCATATTTTAGCCACATATTATTAGTATTCTTCTGCAATTCTCTCCACCAATCTACTGTTGCTGGATCAGGTAGTTTTGTAATATATGAAGAATTTGCCCACCAAAAATTGCCAGAGAAATGTGGTGAAGGATTCATATAAAAATTCACTCCAGCAACATCATGCTCTTGTAACGCAGATATACAAGTTTTCCATTTTTCAAGAACACCCCAGTTTAAATATTGTCTCCAGTAATAATAATTCTTATGAATGCTCATATAATCTTTACTAAATTTCATACTTGACGTAATTCCTTTAGTATGAATATAACAGACTATCATTTCTTCTTTTTGACAATCATTATATATTTTACGATACGTATAATTCTCTGTGATTGTTCTTTCTGTACTCAGACCACACAACATATCTTTATCATCAGAATATGAATTCTGCACAAACTCTATGTTAAATTTAACAGGATATGTATTACACAATTGATGAAGATATTCGTTTCTTGCATCTAACTGTGTAATACAAGTCATTCTGATTTCATCAAGTACAGAAAACATTCCTGCATCTTCCATACATTTCATCTGCTCAAGAAAAACTGATGACCATGTGGACGGCTCATCAGTTAAGTATACATGATAATATAGAATGTTTTTCATGATGAAATCTTAACTTTTGGAAAATATGAACAGAACTTATCATCTAAATTATTTCTTTTGTTTTTAATCCTTGATTTGATTTCATCAAAGAAATTCCATGCTAAAGGAATAAACATGATTGGACCATCCTCTTTGTCTAATCTATCAATAGAACAAATTTCAATGTTTGATCCTGGTGTAAACTTTCCTTGCTTCAAAGGATTATCATCAATGATACAATCTAGATGAATGCCAGAATAATTGAGAAGAGTCATTCCCTTTGCTGCCGCACCATATCCGTAGACTTTATGTACACCAAAATAGCCATCAAATACTTTTCTCAGATCATCAACAACAGCATTACACTTCTCAGCATACTTTACATATGTATCATCAGACAATAGACCCTGCTTTCGTTCCATTTCTATTAGATTGTAAATATGTGCAGGTCTAGCATTGTTCAAATTCTTTGAAACAATGAAAATATAGCTGTTACCATGCAAAGGACACTTGATAACATCAACAAGAAACATTCCTGTTCTCTTACACAATTCGTTCATTGAATTGATATTATAGAATGAAATATGTTCATGATATATTGTATCAAACTCATTATTCTTGATCATATCTGCTTGTGATGTCTGTATGAAGAACAATGAATCTTTATGCATAATATTCTTTGCACATAGCATAAAATCATACGGATCATAATTATGTGCAAAGACATTTTGTGCAGTAATGATATCATATTCACCGTCATGTTTCAAAATGAAATTAGCATCAAAAAAATTCACAAAAATCTTATGACCACGGAACATGGATTTTTCTGCTAGATTTTCTGCTGGATCAATACCATATGTGTCAAGATTAAAATTCTTGTAGTGTTTTAGTTGTGAACCATCATTACAACCAATATCAAAAACATTTACTGGATAATTATGTATAATCGACTGAAAATATTCAACAGTGTAATCAGCAAACCACTTGAAATGATCATCCATCGTCTTTGATGTGCCAGAAACATACAAATAATTCTTAAACATTAGTTCTGGATTCACTGCATGTGTTAGTTGAACATGATAACAGTTTCCACATCGATTGATAGCTAATGGAAAATGTTCTTGTACTTCATTCTTATTATTCTTATATGAGTTGGCTAGTGGTTGATTATTCAGATCAAGAGTTAGTTTTAGATCACTTGATCCACACGCAAGACAATTCTTTAGTTTAACAGAATTTGATTGGTGAAACACGTTGCATATCCTTTTTCCCAAGCTTTTCGAACACAACCATGCTATCATAGAAGTGAACTGATGTCAAGTCTTTTGCTAGTTTCTTTTTTCTTTCAAACTCAGTATCAAGTTCATCAATCCATTTAGAATGAATAACATCAACATACTGCTTAGCATATTCGATAAAACTACCTTTATATCTAAAACCACCACCATTATACTGTGTATAACTTGTATGTGTATCTTCACAAATATAGACAGAATTATGTGGCATCAGAGGAAATACTTTTTCAAATGTTAGAATCTGTTGATCCATAAAATGACCACCATCATCGATAAAGATATCTATCTTACCCAATGATGGTATAGTTTCATTCCAAAAACCTTCAACACCCTGATCACCTATGATAACAGATATTCTATCAGTATCATATTTCAGATTAGCACATTCTGGATCAATATCAATACCTGTAATTCTTGAATCTACTGGTAGATATTTACTCCACATATCCAGAGAACCACCTTTCTGAACACCAACTTCAACAAGATGTGTGTTGTGTCTTAGCAGAAATCTACGAAGATGTCTGTCATATATCTCAAAATATGGTTCCCATTTATCAGATGAATGATCAGCACAATCAAATGCATTTCTCAATGTTTGTCTGCTCATACTTCAATCCATTCCTTATTCTTAAGTGACCAATGTGTTACTTCATGTAATCTTTCACGCAATGAGATTCTTGGTTCCCATCCTAACTTTCTCATAAATGATCCATCAAGAGAATATCTAAGATCATGTCCTGGTCTTGAAGTATGAAAATCCACCATCTCATATACAGGGTCTTTATTCTGTGCTTCTGCAATAATCTTGACCATTGAAAGATTATCTATTTCTTCCTTACCAACAACATTGAACTTAGGACAACGAACACCAAGAGATGCCATATGGTCCTTGATGATACGATGCTGCCTATCATTCATATGCAGAAGAAAATACATTGCTTCTGCCACATCCTTAGCATTGATATAAAATCTGCTTCCAGCTTGTGTCTTTGAAGGATCAGAATGAACATAAATCTTTTCTGAATCACGAATCTTGCGAATACACATAGGAATGAACTTTTCAGGATGCTGTCTTTCACCAAAAACATTCATCGTGTGGCTCACATAGATTGGCAACTTATATGTGTTTTCATATGCTACACAGAATTCTTCTGCTGCTGCTTTGGATGCAGAATATGGATTCGTTGAGTTATATCTATCATACTCACCATACAAAACTCCTGGAGGTGCAGAGCCAAAGATTTCATCTGTAGAGAAGTAGATAAGTCTTTCTAGATTATTCAATTGTCTTGAATAATTCAAAAGATTGACAGTACCAATAGTATTATCCATGACAAATTCCATTGGATGTGTAATTGATCTATCAACATGACTTGATGCTGCAAGATGTAGAATAATATTCACATCACCAATAAAGTTGCGTGTTAGTTCATGAACATCAGACTTTAAATCATGCCAAACAATCTTAACACGTTTTTGTTCTGTCTTAGGATATCGTGATACAACATCATTTAGACGATTGAGATTTCCTGAATAGTCTAATCTATCAAGAGATATAATATCCCAATCTGTCTGTTGCATGAAAAGATCAACGATGTGGTGCCCAATAAATCCAGCCCCTCCAGTAAGTAATAGTCTCTTTCTCATTATTTCATCCTAATTTATATTTCTCAATGACAATCTGATTATCATGATATGAATAATCAGAATCGAATTTTTCTTTCATATACTTTGGAAACCACTCTTTCATCAAGTAGTCCATTTCCTTGAAAGCATTTGACTTATCATACCAACTTTCACGTCTCATGTGCTTCGCAGATACTTCATGAACTATATATGCTGGTAATTTTAGATAGTCACACATGATCTTATCAATACCCCATTCAGATTCATTGTATTGATAGTCACGCAATAGTTTAAGAACTTTACTAAACACATCTTGGCGATAGAAGCAGATTCCCATTTCAGTAAAGTTTGTTTTAGCAAAAGAACAAGTTGTATCTTGTTCAAGACATGGATACACCGTCCATGATTTCAATGCTTGCTGAAAGAATGGAAAGTCAAACTGTCTGGCAAGTTCTAATGATCTATTTACAGAACGAATATCTGTGCAATAATCATCATCCCATATTGCGATATAATCGAAATTATACCATTTAATATCAAACTTGTCAAATAGTTCTGGTACTTGTTTCCATTTGTATCTGATAGGATACTTTATCCAACTATCATAAGAGTTTTCTTCTGGTACAAAGTCATTAAATGTTACAACAATTGTTTCATATGTTCGTTCTTTCTTTGTAAATCTCCAATGATTGTCTTTATCATAATCATTATCAAAGAATATCGGACAACCAGTAGGAGTAATAATCAATGCTTTATGCATTTAATATACCCTTGTATACATATCGTTCAAACCAATTTAGAAAACGCCCTTTATCAAAGAACTTGTTTACCCTTTGATAGTCTGAAAACATGGGTTCCAAATACATCTCGGTGTACATATCTGGATTATTATCTATTTCTTTGATCGCTTCAAGAAATGATTGGTCATCTCCATAATCATGCCAGTTCAAAAAAGCTTTAGTATTGAAATCACACTCAATTGTTGGACTGCCCCAATAAATTGGTATTGTCTTAGCACATAATGCTTCATATAGCTTTTCCGTTGCATAACCAGGATATGATGCATTCTCAAAACAAAGATTGAACTTATATGAATTCAAAAATTCTAGCTTTGCTTGAACAGATTGTTCACCACGAGGAAGAACATAACCAATGTTATTGAATAGTGGTCCACCTGATGCTACACCTTTATATGAATTCAATATCTGAAACCATTCATTTCTTTTTTGACAGCCACCATTCTTTACAACAAACGAACAGAATTCTTTCTTAGCCAAGAGATCGGAAGGAGTTCTGTTGATAATGGATGTGTTTGGTACATTTCTATGATGATTATCATAATCATAAATTACATATAGTGGCAGTCGATAGTTCCTACCTTCATATTCAGGATGATCAAATGTTATTGAATAATCACATTGATATTCATAATTTCTTTCATTTTCACCAGTATAAAAAATCTTGATACAGTTTTTGTTATTGTAATTAACATTATTGTTGCCAAAATTCTTATCACCAAAGATCAGATAGTCTGGATTTTGATCATCACGAATCACCTGATATTTTTCTGATAGAATTTTAATAAAGAAGTTTTCGATAGAACCAAAAGTGTCTGTAAATCCCAGTTTCAATAAATTCATAATATTACTTTCCTAATTGTGATTCAATCCAAAAGTATGTTTTCTCTAAACCTTGTTCCAATGAATATTTTGGTTTCCAACCTAACGTCTTTTCGATTAGTCTATTATCTGAGTTTCGTCCACGAACACCAGTAGGACCAGGAACATGTTTCTTTACCAGATCTTTATTTTCAATATCACATGCTAAATCAACAAGCTGATTGATAGTTACCATTTCTTCAGAACCAATATTGATAGAACCCATGAAATCAGATTCCATCAAAAGTCTAACAGCATCAATACAATCATCAATATAAAGAAATGACCGTGTTTGATTACCATCACCCCAGATTTCAATCTCATTTGATGATGTTAGAACCTTACGACAAATAGCTGCTGGTGCTTTTTCCTTACCACCTTGCCATGTTCCTAGAGGACCATAGATGTTATGAAATCTAGCAATGCGTACAGGAATATTATAGTTACGATTATAAGCTAGATAAAGTCTTTCAGAGAACAACTTTTCCCAACCATATTCAGAATCTGGATTCGCAGGATATGCAGAAGATTCCTCACAATTAGGATTGTGAGGATCAAGCTGATTATATTCTGGATACATACATGCAGATGATGAATAGAAAATCTTTGTCTTATTGATCTTGTTATAATGATTATATTCTTTAACAGCATTTAGAACATTGAGATTGATTGTTGCTGAATTATGCATAACATCAGCATCATGTTCTCCTGTAAAGATAAATCCAGCACCTCCCATTAAAGCAGCTAGTTGATAAATCTCATCAAAGGGTTTATCAAATGCTCTTGACCATGTTTGATATGGATTGCGACATGAACCTGCATAGCCAATAAGTTCTTGTACTTCTCTTTGTTCTCTAAGATCACGAGTAACAAAATGATCAGCGGAACTCTTTTCAAATTCAGGATACTTGAGATCAACACCACGAACCCAGTATCCTTCTTTCTTCAGCCGATTTACTAAATGATGTCCAACGAACCCGCCTGCTCCTAACACTAATGCTGTTTTCATAATTATCTCCTATGCCAGAACCACACATCATGTGCTACCAATATTGGTGTACCGATTTTACTGCTTCTTCTAAACTTTGTTAGAGCTTCTTTTACATTTTTATGCGAATGATTATTACCACAGAAAATGCCGTTTGTCTTAACAAGATCATAGTATGTTTTTAGTGTTGTGTCAAGATCAGTGTTGCTGTTGATACATACTAAATCGACTGGTTCTTTTGATTCACAAAATTTCATCTTATCTGGATAACTGTTAATATTTTTGCTCACAAGATCATCATATTCATTTGTAGTTCTAACAGTAAAGATAGTATCAATCTTGTTCTTCGTATCAAGTTCTAAGAACCGATATGCATTTTCACCTTTCATTGTTCCAACATCAAGAATATTAGCTTTCTGGGGCATTCTCTTAATATAAGGATACATAGAATCAGCAATCAAATCACTTGGTGGCCATATACCCATCTCTTTAGACTGGATGATAGAAAATTGTTCCGGGTTCAGAAGCATCATTGTCTCCATAAAGTTGTTGTATTTTCATATTCAAATCATGTATTCTATCATATTGATGAACGATACAATATGGATTTTTTTCTAGATTTTTGACTATTCCATCTTCAATAATGACAGCATCATCAACATATGATTGATGATACTTTAGTTGTGCTGCTTTATCTTTTATATATGCTTGTCCTAGATCACCAGAACCACATCTAACAGCATCAAGTGTTGTTCCTAATTGAATTGCCCATGTATCTTTGTTTCTTGTGAATAGAGTGTCATTAACAAAAGGTTCAGTATTGATTAGATAGTTATATACTGCTTGATCTACAATCTGAATAGGTCTATTGATACTTAGTTGAAAAATTAAAGAGAGTAATCCACGAACATGATAATAATCACCACCAATAACACCGACATTATAAATCAGATTATCTTTGAGTATATTATGATAGAATGGACCAAATGCTTCTAATAGATTTTGATTGCCCCATGGCTCATCTTTATACATCATACCTTCTGAAGATGCAACAAGTGAATGCATAACAAGATTTTCTTTAATCCACTCTATAGGATCAGATTGGAAGATAACATCACGAACATCAGTTGTCACAACATCTCTATAAGTAGAGGGACCGATGTTCTTAAGTGCGTTCCAGATATAGAAGAATCTATTCACATGCGGTGCAATACTTTTCTCAGAAATAAAATCACCATTATCATTCTTCTTACCATAAAGACTCATGTGCACATTCTTTGATGCCAACTTTTCAATTGTCTCTTTATTCATATTATCAGATACAATATGAATATCGCCAGAAAAGCTTGTTTTCTGAATAGAGTTTACCCAATATTGTAAATCTTTCCATTCATAATTGGAAGCAAAACCAATAATCAAATTCTTTGTCATGCAACATCCTTTACGAAATAGTCGTCCCATCTTGAAATTTCAGTATACTTTCTTGTGTATCCTTGTTCCTCTAATAGTTCTTTCAACTTAAATCTTTGTATCATATGATTGTTATGTTCTACTGTAATACATCTGATTTGATACTCTGTATTATCAATAAAGAACTGTTTAAGAATATCTAGCTCACTGCCTTCTGTATCAATTGAAAGATAGTCGATAATCTCAGGTGCATTGTTCTTCTTTAGTAGATCCTGTAAAGTAATTGTTCGAACAGAAATGTTGTGATATTTTTCACGTATTTGTGAATGCTCATCAATATCACCATAACCTTGAATTGTTGAAAGATCAGCAGCTGAGTCAACAACATTGAATGTGATATATTCATTTGATCTCTTATAAACACATTCTGTAGTGATCATACACTTTCTATTTTGAAACAGTGCATCATTCCAGTAAGGATTAGGTTCAGCCAGAATACCTTTCCATCCATATTCTTTTTCTAGTAAGTATGTATTAGAGCAATCAATACCATTCGTTGCGCCAAATTCAACAAAGAATCCTTCTCTCTTATCTTTTAGCTCATGAAGAACCCAAATATCCTGAAAGTTTTGTGAAGTTGTTTTACCGATATTACCAATACACTTACCGAACAGATGTAGATAATCTAGTTCTTCGTCCTGCGCTTTTAATGTTGAATATAGGAATTGAGATAGGTTCATTCTGTCCATGGATATTTACCACCATATTGTTGTTTGATCGCTGCATTACCTTTTGCAAAAAACATGAAATCACCACCATAAGCCTTGTTCATATCTGGCAACTTATAATTCAATGTATGTAATCCTGAAGTTTCAAAATTAGACATATGCATAATACTGTTTAGTAAAACACGATCTCCACCCCAACCATAATGAATATTGTGTGCAACTTTTGTTAGAAAATCTCTTTTGAAAAGGTATGATGATGTATCAACTAAATGCTGTGGATTGTCTGGCTGTGAAAACCAAATAGGATATTTTCCAATACTTTCACAACAATCATCTGCCAGATAATCATTCTCTACATATACTTTTCTTAGTGAATGAACCCAATCATAATCTTTTGTTTCTAGAGTATTTACTAGTGTTTCAATATGATTGGGATCAAACCAGTTATCTTCATCAAGAAAAGCAACATAATCATGATTTACTAAATGGGAATATGCAGCATAGATTCTATGACCATAATATCCATTACCACCAGTATTGAAAGGTGCTGTTGTAATGACAACATTATCATGAAGAGGTGTAGATTTCAATGCCTTCTCGAAATATTCTCTTCCGTCAATAACAATCAGATGTGTGAGATTTTTGTATGTTTGATTTGCCACGCTTTCCATTGCTTTTGATAGTGCAGAATTTCCAATGGTAGGAGTTATAACAACAACTGAATTCTCTATTTGTAATTGCATAATATATCCTTATTTTATTTTTATATTTTCAAAATGTTTCCAGCTATTCATAACTCTCATTATATGATATAATTGTGCTGTTGATAGCTTTATTAGTTCTCTAGGAGCAAAACAACCAAATCCTGCATTATTTTGTACATCATAATAATGACTCACACAAATAACTCTCATTGGCTCATAATCACTTTTTGGTAATTTTTTTGTTATCATACCTAAAGTTTTTACATCAATATCATTTTCTGTTGTTTTAGCACAAACAATATCACCTATATCAAAGTCTTCATAAATCATAAAACATGACTCCAAGTTTTTTTATTTTTGATATAAACAATCTGTACATGAGATATACCGTAATCTTTAGCAATTTTTCTATATGATTCACCATTAGAAATTTTTTTTCTAATGACAGGAATATCTAGCTCATTTAATTTTGAGTTCTTAATATTGACTCCTTTTGCTTGTCTGCCTTTTTTATTTCGATCTTTATTATTATCATCGTAAGTACCTAGAAAAAGATGCTCAGGATTAACACAAGAAGGATTATCACATTTATGTAAAACACACAAATTGCCAGGATTACCATATGTCAAAATCCAAGAAACCCTATGTGTTCTAACAGTATTACCATTTAAATTAAATTTTCCATATCCTTTTTTATCCTTATATGCTTTCCATTCCCAACAATCTTTTGTTTTATCTACTTTACTCCAAAAATTTTTCATCTTAATCTGGCTGCCTGAAAATGCATAGAATCAAAGTTAGCTTCTTTGCCTAAATTAATAAAACCTTCATCATACCAAAACTCGATAAACTTCTTATACTCAGGCTTTGACATTTGAGAATCTTTCCATGAAGTATGAAGACCATTTCTATCGGGATCAATATCAACAGCAATGCCCCATGAATGCATTGACCATGTTGAACCACCTCGAATAGGTCTAACATTCAAGCAACCACCAAATAGATTGATACCTAGCTCTTGAATCTTCTGCATACCATAATAATCAAGTGTTCTCTGCCAGATTCGCTCCATAGGTTCTTTAACTAGCTTGTGACATTGATATTGAGTAAGCTTTGTTTTCTTTTCCCATGGAATAACAAGAGGAAAAGGAACTTGACAATTTACTTGATTAGTTCCAACTTTACCATAAAAACTCATACAATCTCTTTGTAATGGCCAAACTTGTTTTGTAACAATAACAGTTGATTTGTTTGGTTCGATATACTTAGGTACCCATTTTTTATCACCAACTTCTACACCAAATCTTTCACCACCAAACTCAGCAGTCTGTCCTGGTGCCCATATACTACCATCATCTTTCTTGATTGTCTTACCTTGACCAAAGCCTACCATTGCTGATGCATTACCTGTTGCACCATTAGTAGTGTTTGTTCCCTTTTCGGCAACTTCACGAATGATAGAATGGAATGTTTTATTATCTGATGAACCAGGATCATTTGTTGGAAAATAAGAACCAGTAACAGTTTGAAGAAGTGTTTTCTTTCTAGCAGCTGCTCTGTTGAATGTTGTTTCAGTCCATGCTACTTGAGCTTCACGACCTTGACCACCAACTTCTGATGCCATACGACCAGCAAAAGCACGTACAACATTAATATCTTTTAGTTCATCAAAGAATTGTGAACGATCAATTGGAGGACCAACTACAGGTTCTTCTTTTTTAGTTTCTGTTGAACCAAATATCTTATTATATCTATCACGCCACGTCAAGGTAAGATTTGCTTGATATAATTCACGAGCATGGTTAGTTTGTGTACCAACAAGACCATCAATATCACCAAAATAGAGTTTCTGGTCTTTTAGAACTACTTGTTCTATTGCTGTAAGTTTTCTTGTTGCTGACCATTTATCGGTATTGATATTAATCTGTGTTAGATACTTATCAATAGCAACTCTTGTTTTAGGACCTACTTTACCATCAATATCATCAAACTGTAATAGCTTTTGATCATATAACATTTTTTGAATTTCAATAAACACATTCATTACTTGCATATTATTACCTCGATATATTGCTTGATGATATTATATAGCATCAGCCGGGAGAACCAACCCCGGCTGATTTATTTTAGTCTCTAAGGAATGTTTTCTTATTATTTTATTTCAATTTTTTTGCTTTTCTTATGTTCTGGTATCATTCGTTCCAACCAGACACGAAGCATACCATTCAACATATCAGCATTCTTGATTTCAATAGTATCAGCAAGAGTAAACTTGCGAGTGAATGCACGATCAGCGATACCTTTGAAAAGATAATCATTCTTTTCATCAGTCTTAAGTTCTCCTTTGATTGATAGAACACCATCTTCAAGTGTTAACTCAATATCCTGTCTACCAAAACCAGCAACTGCCATTTCAATGACATATGTATTGTCACTAGTTTTCTTGATATTGTAGGGAGGATATCCAGCAACCTTCATCGTATCAGAGAACTTATTAAATAGTTCATCAAAACCGACAGATGCTTTGGAAAGATTGGTTGAGAATGAAAATGAATCAAAGTGTGGAACATTTTGTGTCATGTGTTTCTCCTTATAAAGCGAGAGTTAAAATGATTCTCCTTTCGGCAGAATCGTGTTGCAAAGAACTGAGGTACGCTAAACAATTTATCCCTCAGTATTAATATATATAACACTTTTTGAAACGATTGTCAAGAGCTAATCATATACAAAAGTGTTTGTTGATGATGATTTAGGATCAGTTGGTGGACCAGGATGACCGAAATTATCTGGTGCTGCTTTATCACCAACAGCACAGATTATCAATTTGTTTTCTACAAAAATATTCTTAGCACCATAAAAAGCAATCAGTTGTCCATTGTCGTGACTATTTTGATCACCCTCTACTGCCCACAATAGATCGTTCACAAACACTGTTGATTGTCCAGTAACTATTGTTAGTGCAGTGCAGAATCTATCATCTGCATCTCTGTGAGAACCGGGCATTATTTCTTACCCATATAACCAGAAGCATCACCATCTGGATTCAAATCAATTCTTGGTGCTTGTTGTGTGATGTTTTTACCAGAACCAATGTGAACATTTTCTTTGGCATTCAGATTGATATTTTTAGCATCAATGTCAACAGAGTCAGTGGATCGAATGAATAACTTATCATGACCATCAATGAACACATTCTTATTTGCATCAACATATATTGTTATACCATTATCAATCTCAATATATGTTGACTCTTTGACTTTGATTCTATCAAGTGTTAGCTGTTGTAACATTGATTGTCACTCCTGTTGAACCAATACCACCAATTCTATCTGTCTTGACTGTTGGTCTCGTCTTACGTTCTTCAATATTATATACTTCAGACTTTACTAGTTCAGCTTGTGCAATTCTGTCTCCAGGAGTGAGCCAATGACCATTATCTGAAACATTCATAATCAGAACAAATGTTTCTTCTACATAATCAGAATCGATTACACCTTCAGAGTTAGCTAGAACTAGACCTTGCTTTAGTGACATTCCTGATCTTGCATGAACACGAATAGAATATCCTTTTGGAATATCAAAGATGAGACCTGTTGGTACCATGGTTCTATCACCAGCATTCACATACAATCTACCATCCTTAAATGGTCTTGTAAATGCTTTATTCATTTTATTGAATCCAGAATAATCAAATTTCCCTGCATTTTGAAATGAGAGATCAAAACAAGCTGATTGTTCTGTTGCGAATTTAGGTAATTCGATTGAAGAAAAAGTCTTATAAATTTTCAATGTAGTCATAATATTCACTCTCCATGTTTTATGTTATTTCCATTCAATTTATTGCACCTATACAAGCATCCACCGCAGTGCCAGAAGGATTTGCAGCACCAACAAGATTACCATATTGATCTGCTAACATAACAACTTCAAATATAGTTGTTTCTTGAGAAAGATATTGATGAGAGTCTTTTCTAAATTGTGCCATTGGTTTCTACTTTTGTTTTTTTCCAATACTATACTTTGTGACCAATTTCCAAGCTTCTTTCTCTTTGTGTGTAATAATTTTGATTTGACTTAATGCAGCAACAGGTGATTTGCTTTTGTTTTCATTAATAAGATTAATCAATTCCCAGTCATGTAATAAGTTAGCAATAGTATTCAATCTTGCTCTATCATCATCAGAAAAGTCTGATTTTTTACCATCAAGCATGAACATTTGCTTGAAATGAACAATAAAATAACGTCCTTGCTTATGTAGAATATGGCAAGATTGATATAGAGTTTTTTCTTTTTTAGAAGCAACACCAATTCGTGTTAGTGTTTCTTTTACTTTCAGGAAATCGTCTGGTTCAAATAATTTAACCTCTATCAAGTCGCTTATGTTTAACATCAATACCACCTTTATCTAACTTATTCTTTATAATATCAATTTGGTCGGTAGTGAGAATAGATAATGCCTCTTTAGCTTTTTCTGTTGAGCAATTGTAATACTGCTTGATCAGTTCTATATTGGCAATAGTATCTCTCTTAATCCATTTTTGAAATGGTCGTTTATAGGACCTTATGCTATTTAGATAATATTGGTATTGAAGATCATTATCAAGATTAGGATGCATATTCATTTGATTGACATGCATAATACAATCATAATGAAATGAAAGAGCCTTATTGACAACAAACGGAACATAATCCCGCTTGTTGTCCTCTGTGATTACAGATTTCTTAGTCTGTAAGATTGAAGGTATGATTTCTTTGAATAGATCAGTCATTTCTTATCCTGAAATTGACGTTCATAATCACGAATTATATTGCGAAGAATTTCATTTTCTTCTGCAAGTTGTTTAGCTACATGCATTGCCTGTAGTGTTTTAAATCTGCCTTTTCCGTCAGGTTTAAACTGACTACGCAACATATCCCATGCTTTATTGTTCATTTTACTTCATCTCACATTCTATCATGATTTCTGTCAAACAAGCCACTAGATTGATCTCCTGATCAGCAACAAAGGCACTCTGATATTGATACTTAGCCAAAATAACGACAGCTTGTGGTATACTCTCTGGCTTCATATACACATAAAGTCCATCATATATCTTCCGATATAGTCTAGCACAATCTATATCAGAATTCAAGACTACCCACTTTCGCATCTCACCAAAGTTCTTATCTTTCAAACTCTTTACAAGATCATCAATACTCTTAACCAATGAAACTTGTGCAATAACAGAAGCATCAATTGTACCATTCTTAGAAAATCTCTGAAGCTCATTCATAGTTCTTCGATAATCAGGAAAGAACTTCTTAATGATCTCAATCAACGATGCTTTATCATAATCAACATTTTCTAACTTAAGAATTTCAGAAAGACGATTGAAAAATGCTCCAGCCATCTTAGGCTTTTCATCAGAATGTAATGAAAAATCAATAACAGAACAACGTGAATGAATAGCTTCAATCAAACGTGCTTTGAAGTTACATGTAAAGATAAAGGTACAGTTATTAGAGAATTCTTCAATAGCACCTCTCAACGCTGCTTGTGCTTCTGGTGTAATATAATCTGCCTCATCTAGAATGATGACCTTTCTCTTACCCTCAAAAGAGAAAGTGGATGCATAACCCTTGATCTTGTTTCTGAGTGTATCAATACCTCTCTCATCAGAAGAATTGATAAAAATATAATCAATATTGAGTTCTTCACACATTGCAATGGCTACAGTTGTTTTACCAACGCCAGCTGTACCCGAAAGAAGAAGATTTGGAATGTTACCAGAATTAACAAATTCCTGAAAGACTGTTTTCAGTCTCTCAGGAAGAATGCATTCATCAACAGTCTTAGGTCTATATTTTTGGCACCACAGAAAGTCTTCCATAATATATTGCTCCAAATTAAGACTTAGTGATATTCATAATCACTGTATAGAAATCTTCAAACTTATTGTTTTCTTCAACTTCATCATTAAAGTTAGCCTTAAAGTATGTCTTAGCCATGCGTCGAATTAGTTTCTTATCAAGACCAAGATTATCACACACTTTAGTAATTGATTCATTTTGAAGTTCTTTTTCTGCGGCAACACGTGTCATAGAATCATTCAGTTCTTTAATAACACCCTTCAATTTATCTTTATCATTTTGTGATAAAGAATTTACACTTACGAAGAGCTTATTGTGACCAATCATCGACATAATTTATCCTCACTTAGTTTTAGTTAATAGTGTAATGAAATAACTTAGATTTCTTGTTTTGCTTCTAAAATTAGAGAAAGCACCTAACTTGATACTAACAGTATAATTATCAGGAATAACTTTGATGCTCTCTAATCTAAATGTACAAATAAAATCTTTTCCAGACCAATCTTCTAGTTCTGTAAAAATCTCATTTGACTTATCATTGCTCTTATCATGTGCTTGAATCCTCAACTTTCCATTTTCTCCAATGATGGAGATATTTGATAGACTGTTCATTGTTGCAAGCTTAAGAATCTTAGACAATGATACTTGAGACAGATCAAAAGTAACATCAGGATCATTAAGAATAAGACTCTTATTAGGTGGTGATGTAATCAAACTTGTATCACAAGCCCTATACTTGATAACTGTTTCACCATCATTCATCATAACATTCTCTGATGTAAATGTCAAGTCAGGATTCTTGAGTGTCGTCACATTTCCAAGAAACTGATTTAGATCATAGATTCCAAAAGAACAAGGAAATGTTTCTTCAAGTTCAGCTTCAACAAGAATACTTTTATCAATCGACCAAGTTCTTTGTAAAGTTCCAGAATTCAGAACAATACCAGAGTTGATGGAAGAAAAGTTCTTCATAATTGTTAGTGCAAAGTCAGACAGCTTCATAATATATTCTCCGTTTGTTAAGCAGATAGAAGTGTATCAAAAGTTTCTATTGAATGCAAGAAATTTCTTACATTTGTTCGCAAATCATCCATAGATCCAACATTGAATATCGTATATTGAATATCTTGATGACCTATCCATGCCCATTCTGATACATGGATATTTGGAAAATGAACGGTCATTAATGTTGATCCATCATATGTATTGCCGTCATTATCATGCTTTGCATAATTCCACCATTCTGGTTCATCACCACGCTTTACTCTAACAACATGGCCACCCATTTTCTTGATGAATTCAATTTCATTAGGAAAACGGACATCAGTCACAACAACATTATTCTGATTAGATATTCTTTTCTCCAAATTGAGAATCCAAATATCTTGATGAAATGTTTGACGGCAAGCTTCAGTTCCTAATCTTTGTAGAGCCATTCTAGGAGTAAAATCCTTACCAAACTTCTCAGACCAGTAAGGATCAGGTTTTTCACGGAAAGTCCTAGAAGATTCACTATCACCTTCTAGTAGATATCTAGGCCAATCAAAGATTATTGATACAGCATCTTTCAAAGGATCAGCAAAAGCTGTTTTTTCATATTTATGAACATCATTCAATATATTAGCAACAGTATCTTTACCTGATCCTGCAAAGCCTACAAGACCTATTAAAGCCATTATATATTTTCCTTTTTCATATATTGTATATGCCTATTGTAATTAGATTTTCCATTAAATTTTCTATTACAACATTCACAAATAATTTCTTTATGTAAAGACATAAGAATTTTTTTAGTATGTTCTTCTTTAAATTTCATACCTAAAGTTGGGGGTTTTTGTCTTTTTCTTGACTCTTTTAAGTTCTTGCGGTGCTGTTCACTGAAAAAGACTTTTCTCCCGGTATTTGCATTTTTTATTGCCATTATTGTTGCTTCAGAATTTGAAATCTGACCAGAAAGACACATCCAAGCTATACGATCTTCTTCGTTTCCTAATTCTTCCCACAACTGTTTGTGTAGATTAGCATGTTCTTGTATAGTAACGGTGACAAGATTTGAAGGATCGTTAGACCCTCCCATATGTTTAGGTGTGATATGATGTTTGTGATAAATAGGCATGTGCTGACACTCCTAGATGGTGTTAGAGTAGGTGGGAGTGGGGACTCCGTGACCTACATCTATTTAGCTAAATCATTAAGTCTCAAAGTGCACCATTTATAGCAGCGATCTTTGGCATGTCACCAGAAAACCCATAGGTTCCAACATGGGTTGTTTTCATCCATGGACATAACCAGATTTTCCCTCCAATTGCCCTAAAATATTGACAAAACATATAATCTTCTGATAGATATCGGTGACTGTCAGGATCAATTACAGTATCAAAGTATGCATGAATGTATCGTGAACCATCAAAATTTGCTTGACCTAGATGATCTGGTTTGTAATTCAAGTGTGGATATTCTTCCTTGAACTTATCAAAAACTGCTCTCTTGATCATCATAAAACCAGTACCAATTTCCATGACTTCTAGAGGCTCTTGAACATTGAAAGATTTTGTACCAGGAACCGTATTGAATACATATTCACCTGTCAATCCTTCAAGTTCACCGGGATTAAACTTAGATTCATCAAAATTCTTGTCTGAAAGAAGTTTCTTTGAACCATTCCAAACAGCACGCCAATTGATTGATTTCTTTGGATAAGGTGCACCAATGATATCTTTATCAAGAGCAAGTAGAGCCATTACATCATTTGGATCAAATAGAATGTCAGAATCGATGAATAGTAAATGTGTGTATTCTGATCTGATGAATTCATCTACAAGATAATTTCTAGCACGGGTGATCAAGCTTTCATTGAATAGAAATGAAAATTTAGTTTCAATACCATATCTAATTGTTAGAGCCTGTAGATCAAGACATGCTTTCATATAAAGCCCTACACACTGACCTCCATACATTGGAGTACACACCATCAATTTACACTTTCTCAGTTCTTCAGATTTGATTGTTAACTGCATAATAACGGCACTCCTAATAAAAGTTGAAACAAGTCATAATGACAAAAGTATATAGCAAGCAGAATATCGTGTCAAATAAAAAAAGAGAGATGAGATTTCTCTCATCTCCCTGTTGAAAACGAACTGTTAGATATTAGCTATTGGCTGCGAACCGATAGAACATCTTACGCTGTCCATTTACTGTACGGTAATTGCTATAAATTCGACGACCCTCATTTAGGCGAAGATCGCTCACCCGCTTGTAAACATTCTTAAGCGGAACACTCGCTGCCTTAGCTACCTGTTGAGGTGTAATACCTGCACCAGTGTTATTACGACGAAGGATCTTAGCAACACGTGTAAGTTGTGACATACAGTTTCTCCATTATAATGGCATCTTTTCACTAACATTCACAATCACTGATGCCTTTCATGATTGTGTATCTATTATGACAGGAACAATTGAACCTGTCAAGTTCTTTTTAGAACGGAACTTCATCCGTTAACTTTGTTGTTACTGTCTGATCAATTGGATTGATTGTGTCGTCCAGCTTCTTATACAGATCAAGAAAGCTGTTCTTTGTATCAGCATCGAACCGATTGAGACACAACTGTATGGCTTTCTCACGATCACGATTGAATATCGCATATGCTTCACAAATATGTACCAAACGCCGTGTAGAGATGATATCAGAAACTGCACCTTCAGCAAAAGACTTACGAATAACATCAGCCCATGAAACAAGTCTCTTTACAAATTCGCCATCTTCAATATTGGAAGAAGACAGAACATTTGTCAAAATCTTAGTTTCGGTCTTGTTATTAGGATATTCTTGTTCAAGAGTGATAGAGAATCGTTCAAGAAAAGCTTCATTCATAACGTTGGTGCCGATAAAGCGACCATCGTCAGAACCTTTACCCTTTGTGTTAGCTGTGGCAATGATGCTGAAACCGGATACAGGAGTGATCAGCTTGTTGATCTTTTTCAGATATACAGACTTACCCTCAAGGACAGGCTGTAAGCACATAAGCTTATTAGAACCAAGATCAATTTCGTCCAAAAGCAAAACAGCGCCACGTTCCATTGCTTGAATTACTGGACCATTATGCCATACAGTCTTACCATCAATCAATCGAAAACCACCGATAAGATCATCTTCGTCAGTCTCAATTGTAATGTTTACACGGATGCATTCACGCTTTTCAACTGCACATACTTGTTCAATCATCATAGTTTTACCGTTGCCAGAAAGACCAGTAACATAAACTGGATAGAACTTACCAGACTTAATGATTAATCGAACATCAGAGAAGTGACCAAATGGTACATAACCATTGACTTTATCTGGAATAAGACTAACTTGTTGTTGAAAATTCAGTGGTACAGCTGCCAGTGCCATGTCAACCGCAGCAAATGACTTCTCAACTGACGAAGGAAGGACATCAGGAGCAGACTTAGCTTGTTTTTTAGACACTGGCAGCCTGTACATTCCACGACCAGCACGATTATCTGGATCATTAGTCAACCAAGTTGGATAATTAATATTGTTTTTTTCACATACATTCAGAACTTGTTCACGTGACAGAACATCAGTATTGTTACCAAACATAGCACGGACTGCATTTACGAAGATGGAACGATCAACGGTCTTAGGCATGATGTATTTCCTTGTTCAAGATTGGTATATAGTAGCAGAACACTAGAGGCGTGTCAACAGTGGATAGTGAAAAATTATTGCTATTTTTACCATCTTTCTGTAAAATTATGCTGCTTTCGTTACCCTGTTAATGAATGTCGTAAGCAAAGCACGATTTACTGATTTCTTTTCTGAAAACTTGATGAATTGTTTTACAATACCTTTTTGAGACATATCAGAATTTACGTTCAATGTGTCATTTTGATTTAGTGACATTTGACGCACATTAACACAATAATATTCATCATATCCAACATTATGTAATTTAACGAACAAGTCTTCTTTAAACTTTTTTGTCAAATTATCATGCATTGTATAATCAATATTCAAAAGGTTATATAAATTTTTCATAGAACGTGTCAAGAAAAATCCTACGAGATTACATCCAGTTCGTTCTTTGAGCATCTTAAGAAAGATTTCAGTTACTTTATGACCACTAGTATTGGTACCAGAATCATACATCTTCTTGGTAACATGATCACGAATAAAGAATCGATACTTTTGATACTTTTGGTTTTTATTTAAATATTGTTGTTCATAAGCATTAGATGATACTTTCATAGGATCAGAACCGCCATCAGTCAAAACAATCGTGTTGACAACTTGCAACTTGTTCTTTTGGCGAAACTCATTGATCAAAACATCTGATGCTAAGATAGCTTGATTGAGTGGTGTTGAATTCATAATATCATTGGTGTATTGATACCCATAGCGTGTAAACCACAAACAACACAAAGCATCATTCAATGTCTTTGTGTTCATTCGAGACGAAAGAATATTTCTCATATTGAAGTTATCAAACCGAATATCAGAATTTTCTTTGTCTTTGAGACAATCACCACATATACGATCGGAATTAATAAAAGTATAGACTTCAAACGGCACTTGAATACGCTTACAGAAAAGCACAATGCTGATCAGCTGATTGATCGTATCTTTAAGATCACTTATCATAGAACCTGACCAATCAAGGATTATGAAAAACCCGTGGTTCTTACCATTTGGTACAAGAGAAACTTTTCTGAAGATGTCTTCATTGTAAACATACGAATGAATCTTGTTAGTATCCAGAATGCCAGTCTTTGCAACACTGGTTCTAGCATAAGCATCAGCAGACTTCTTCATTTCAAATTCTTTCACCATGAAAGATATTGTATCCATCTCTTTCTTTTTAAAAGAAGTGAAATCATTCATACGTGAAGAATATTCTGTATCAAACTTAGATTTGCTAAGATATTGTGGATAGATATCAGCAATAACCACTTTGTAATCATTCACGATATTAGTATGATTGAATTCTGGTGTATTGAGATAGATATAGCTAACATTTTCTTTAGCCACAATATTATTCATGAAATCTTCAGCATTCTTCTCAGTCTCAGGAATATCCAATTCTTCATCGATTATATCTTTATCAAAAGTGTTTGTTTCACCTTCGATGTCCATTTCTGTTTCATCATCAAAATCTGTATCATCTTCATCAAGATCAACATCTTGATCATATATTGTTTGTTGATCAAGTTCATCGATCATATCTTCAGTGATATCTTTTTCGCCTGTGGTTTTATTCTTGAAATCTCTTTTTTCGATAGAAAATCCAAAAATGTCATTTGTAATGGAAATAACATTTTTGAACGTTTCAGCATTATCAATACGGCGAAGAAACACACGTTCTTCTTCCGTAAATTGAATATTGAAACAAGCGCCGTGCTTGAAGAATATATTAATACGATCAATTAATGTCAATGAATTTACATCTTTCTTTGCAATGCCAAAGAAATCACGTTCATAAAGTTCTTTGTATCCATTCACATAGTTCCGCTTAGAACCAGGATAACGACGTTTCTGGAGCTTATCAATACGTGCATCTTCAATGACATTCAAGAAACCCCTGACTGCCATCTTATTCTTATCAGTAGGTTTTTCAAAATGATTGTCAGCAATATTATTGATTGCAGATAACCAATCATCAGCAGGAGTATCAAGGGCATGTCCGACTTCATGTACAACCAGCATATCATACAAATCTTCTGAAATGTTCTGCCAAACAGGAAGAACAAGCTCACGTGATTTCGTGTCAAAATAAGCAGTCTGTGCTGATGGATTATGACGGATAGTGAGATTTTCAGTGGCAAGAAGCTTTGCCAGCTGAGATTTGATTTCAAAGCTGATAGATGGAGTCGTCATGAATGCCTCATTTGTTGATTTAGACATATCATACATGGCCGGACCAGATATACAACAGTTATTTTTGCATAGCTGGTATGCAACGGATGCATAGCTAGTTGCCAGTAAAATTAGTAATCAACTTCATTCCATAGTTGTTTACTTTAGGAACACTTGATATATCCAAGTCTTTCTTGAGTATTAGTTTATTCTTCTTAAATATAGAGTAATCAACATGATGATGAATTCTTCCATATCTCCAGACAAGTCTTGCTACATCAGGATGTGCATCAACAAGCATTTGAGATTTATTAACTGTTCCTGTAGGATTTAATTGTCCATCCCGCCACTGTGATTTGTCTAGAACACCCTCAGCATGATAGAATTCAGCCGTGTTTCCACCCTTCACAGTCTGAGTAGCAGCTTTACCTTGCAGAAATGCGTTGAATTGAAGTGTACAATCACCATCTTTTAGAACTCTCAAACAAATATCAGTATCTTCATTGTAGCGTAGCCTCCAACGAAACTTACAATCATTTGAAATAAGCAAAGTAGAATATATTCGAGTATTCTTTACAAATGCTGGATAATAACTATTTGGTGCAATAAAGAATCTATATTGAAATCCGGAAATAGGAACATTTTCAAATCTATCAACAAAGTCTTCAGCAGCTTTGAATATAGCACCAGATTCTACTCGAATTCTCATATTCTTATGAAGTCTATAGAAATCTGAAATGTTACAATCTAAAACCCAATGCTTCTCAGCACCGATTGATATTGAATGATCCCAAGCATAGTTTCTAGCTCTACCTGGACCATCACCGTGATTAGAGAATGGTGCTACAATCAATGTAACATAGTCTTTTGTTCCATGAGTTATCAATGATTTTCTATATGATTTCTCATCTTGTGGTTCAATAATGATATAATGTGGAACTTTCATTCTGGCCAGGGACCGTGACGTAAAAGAAGAATCTGCACGGCCTTTAGAAACAATATAAACAGGATTTACAGGATTAGTCATTTTCTTCAATCCATCTTAGAAGTTTATTTGCATCTCGATCAAGCTTTGGATACCAGATACTCTTAGTCTTTTCTGTCAATGCTTGATCTACTAACTTAGCAAATTCTTCATAATCCTCTTTACTCCTAAATGATATGATTAGCTTCTTAAATGGTGGATTGTTTTCTTGCTCATACTCTGGCATACCTTTCCAGAGCTTCTTCCACTCTTTACTATCATCTTCTTCTAGTGTCTTCTTTTCCTCTTCAGACAAATCAAGATATTTAGTCAAGCTATTCATTTCTTCTGATGCTTTGGCATCTAAGCAGTTATCATATTTTGTTGATTCTTTCATATTCTTTCCTAAGTTAAATGACTAAAGTTTTTCTGTTTCTTAAATCTATATACTCTTTCGAACTTATCTAATATTGTATCCTTATGGCTGATAACAAAAGTATTAGTATCTTTCAACATGTTAAACATAATATTAAGAAATTCATCAGTTCCATTAGTATCTAATGAACCATCAAAGATTTCATCAAAGATCAAAAGATTACAGTTTACAGAATTTCTCATTTTGGCTATCTGTCTCCATGTAAACAGAATAGCTAAGTCTATTCTTGTCTTTTCACCCTCCGAGAAATTCTGATATGAAAAATCATCACAATATCTAGACTTAATATGTTCCTCAAAGTTCTCATCAATATTAAATGATGCAAAGAAACCCATCTGTATTAGATTCTTGTTAATATGATTATTAATGATTGGCAAGTATTGCTTAATGATCTTAGTCTTGATTCCACCATCCTTAAGGAGCATTATACCAGTATCAATATACTGCTTCTGTGCTAACAAGTCAATTCTTTCTTTCTCCAGCTTTTCAAGAACATTTTTTACATTCTTCAGTTCCTGTTTGTTTGTAGTCATAAGATTGTTTGAATCATCCAACTTTTCAATCTCTTTTACAAGTAAAGCTTGCTGATCTATGATACTATGAGACATAACACTTTTGTTGGAAATTTGTTGTTGTATCTGATTTATTTCACGGACAATATTTTCTTTATTGTCTATGTCTGAGATACAACCATCAATTTCTTTTGTTATGTTTTCTATACCAGATTCAAACTCAGATAATTTAGCTGTTGTTTTTTTTACTTCTTCGGACCTAAAAGCTTCATCAATAGTTTGTCTGCATGTAGGACATGATTCGTTTGTAGAATAAAACGATAGTTCTTTTTCATGTCTACATTTATTCGTCTCAATTTTAGATTTGAGAATTAAAAGTTTGTTGTGTCTCTTTTTCAAATCATATAATGTTGAAATCTGTTGTTGTTGTTCGTTAGACTTATCTGTTAGATCAACAATCTCTGCTTGTAAAGCTTCAAACATTTTTTTATGCTCTACATATTTTTCACTCAATTCATCTCTTTTTTCTTTATTATTCTTTTTGAGATTACTAATCATTGATGATACGTATTGTTCTTTATCTTTTTTACTAGATATCTCCAGCTTATTCTTTTCTAAAGCTTCACGGTTTTCTGAAAGCTTTTTCTTGACAATATTATTCATCACTGAAAAGACTTGGATATCCAATAAGTTTTCAATGATTGTTCTTCTATCAGCAGGAGATAACTGCATAAAAGGAACAAATGATGCTGATCCTAAGATCACTATCTGACAAAAAGACTTATAACACATCTTGATAATAAACTTTTCTAGATGTTCTTGATAATCTTTAGATGCCGAATCTTGATTGAGACAAATGTTATCACAGTAAATCTCAAACACATTAGGCTTAATACCACGAACTACTTTATACTTCTTATTGTTTGTTTCAAACTCGATTTCAACAATACATTCTTTACCGTTGATAGAATTCAACAGTTGTGGCTTATTGATTTTACGAAATGGTTTACCAAAAAGAACAAACGTCAATGCATCTAGGATAGTTGATTTGCCTGCTCCGTTTGAACCTATAATAAGATTGTTGGATTCAGCATTAAGTTGTATTTCTGTAAAGATATTGCCAGTAGACAATAAATTTTTCCATCGTATTCTCTTGAAAATAATCATTCAATATGTTCCGTAGCTAATGCTTCAGCATAGATATCTCTCATAAAAGAGATCATCTTATCATTGTCAACATTCAAAGTCAAGTTTTTAATATAGTTGCTTAGTATTGTTGGCGTGTCTTGAACCTGATCTATATTTACAGTTTCATCAGACTCTATGAGTAAAGAAATATCTTCAATGATAGAAATATCAATAGGACCAGCTTTATACAACTTATCTAGCATAAGATCAAAAGCAAATTGATTAGTCTTATTCATACACAGAACTTTGACATAACAATCTTTATGCATACTGTAATCTGTATTCTGTATTTTTTGAATGATATCTGGATGTTTGATATCATCATAAGACAACATTTTGAATATGGTATAAGGATTCTGAATGAAATCAAATTTTCGTGTTTGTGTATCTAATATAGTAAATCCACGAGGATCATTATAATCAGACCAAATGTATTCTGCAAATGCACCAATATAATGAATATTGTCTTTTGATGACTTATGGTGATAGTGTCCAGAAAATACTGATCCAAACTTTGTAAAAACATTCTTATTAATACCATGGTCGGATACAGTGCCCTTGAACATTTCAAAACCGTTTAGTTCTAAGTGGCCAATCAGAATTGGTGCTTTTGTGTTATTGATAGTGTCAAATGATATTTGTTGATTCTTTTGATTGATCCAGGGCAGCAATTGAATATCCAGTCCATCAATATTAATCAATTCAGGAAGATTGTATGTTTTGATTGATGAATATCTTGTTCCTACAATTTCATCAAGTGCATTAACTTCATATGTGTCCTTATAATAGTGATCATGGTTTCCTGCAATGATATGTGTTTGAATATTTCTTTCTTGAAGTGGTGTAAGAAATTCGTTGCGACAAACAGATGATGTCAAAAAGCTGAGATATTTTCTTCTATCAAACAAATCACCTAAGTGAATAACGTATTTAATATTGTTGGTATCAATAAAATCAAAAAAATACTTCAAGGATTTCTTGAAGTATTCGTGAAATACTGGACTATCATTACGAATTCCGAAAGTGACTATCAGCTATAAGGACAATTTTTGCCATCACTGATTCTCCTTTTCTGTTAATTTTTTATGGATATAGTTTCTAGGAACAGGGCCATTACATTGTATTCTATAAGATGGATCAAATCCTTTTAAGTAATATTTGTTGTATAAGTGTTTAGATATTCCAGTTTCTTCATATAATCACCTAAGCATGTTTCTTTTTATCTTTTCTCATATTGTTTTGCATTAATTCTCTATCATATTTCTTGATAGTCAGTTCAATTTGTTCACGGATATAGTCTAGTCGTCCACGAAAATTGCCACGAAGATAGATATCATCTTTAGTATTCAACATAGAATCAATAAGATGTTGTACTTGAAATGGAACATTAGCTTGTGCTTCTTTTTTCATTATTATTCTCCATAAAACTTAGCTAAACCTTCTTTTGCTGTTTTCCTCTTATCTTTCTTATCTTTCTCTTTCTTCTCAAACTTTTTCATGAATACATTAATATTATCATATAACTGTCCGGAAAGCAAGTGTTTATCATCATTGTCGATTAGCAATGATGTGTCATAAGAATTGATGATAGCGTGTTGGAAATTCTTGTATAATATATATCTATTCTTTTCTTCTTTTCCAATTCTTCTTAGAAAAGCATAATATATGATCTGAGTGTAGTAAGCAAAAGGATTTTGACCTTTCACTGGATCATAGTCATCAAAGTATAGTATACAGTTTTCTATTCCATCAGATATCATCTCATCTTTATATGAGTAACCATAGAAACATGGTTTAGTGGAAAGTTTAACAGCTATCTTATATATGCATTCACCAATATAGTTGGGGATTCGAGGTTTGTCAAGTTCTTTTTCTTCTGATTCTTTCACTTGTCTCTTATATTCCAAAATGGCTTCATAAAATTGCTTATTGTTCACATAATGTTGTTTCTTCATCTATTACCTCTTGGAATGAATATTTCTCTTGACAAGTGCTTGACAGAGTGCTATAAGACGTATGTCGCTGTTTCAATGAATATCTTTATTACACATTAGTTAGTGATTTAAGCTTTTTGATTTGTCTTTCTATAACATCTGCTCTATTGGGCCAACGAATCATTTCTTTATCTGGGTCACGAGATAGATTGATAAGTAATGGCATGAATATCTTTTCAACTGCTTGTAGTCTTTTTTTTAGATCATTTACTTGTTCATTTAATGAAGAATATACAGGTTTAGTTATTTCTGATTCATTAGCAAATGTAAATCCAAAATCATCAGTACCGTCTATATCTATATAGTGGTTCTTTTCAATAGACATTAGTGTAACCTCTTATTATTCTTCCTAATATTGTCTAACTTATCTTTCACATATTCCATATTTTCATCAACAATGTCCTCTTCATCATCATAATCACTATCTTCATATTCTTTTTTTTCTTTAGTTTTAG